TTAGGGGGTTTTCCTCATTCTTGCCGCTTGAAAATCTATGATCTTTTGGCTGACTGGCAACTTTTCGGCAACTTTTTTTTCAATGTCCTTCAACTCGGCAACAAAATCAAATGCTGTGCGCAATTTGGCCGCGCTTTGTTTCTCCCGTTTGGCCTTGAGCTTTGTATAAATCCCAAGCGTGGTTTTGACATCCTTATGGCCGAGATATTTCTGTGCGGTCAGGACGTCCACGCCTGCGTCGTAGAGGATCGTCGCAAAGTTATGGCGGAAATAGTGCGCTGTCAGGATCGAGCCTTCTATGCCCGCGCTTTCATCAATCATTTCGTGCTCGATACCGGGGGCGACCTCCAGCATCGCAGCCATCAGGCTGTCCCAGTAGCGGTTATATGTAGAGGCGCACCAAAACGACGTGCCGTTATCCGCCGATAGGAGGTATTTGTTGCCTAGTCCCCGAAAGGGCAGCAACGCCATGTACAGCCTGTCCGGAATTGGAAGTTCGCGCTCCGATTCTGTCGTCTTTAACTCACCGACAGCATTCGTGACATAGTCTATATCACGTGTGATGTATGCGATGTGATGGTCATAATCGATATCGCTAACCATCAAACCAAGTGCTTCGCCTTTGCGTAGTCCAAGATAGTACAGTAATAGCAATAGCAGCCCGTATTTGTGATGAGCTCCCACGTACAGAGCCGCAGCAGACTCATCCTCGGTCAAATCGCGTCGGGGCGTAAAGGAGTGCTCCGGCTTTTTTAGCCGCAAAGCCGGGTCCTTGTCGAGGATACCGTCCTCGGTGGCCTGCCCGAACATACCCGTGAGGACAGCATGAATATAGGTAATGGTTGTCTGCCCACGGCCAGCGAACTGGTTAATAAAGGCCCGCAGCTCCATCGGCGTGATCGACCGAAGCTGCCGGTGTTCGAATGCTGGGATGACATGTTTGTTTATATTGCAGCGATAATTTCGTTTCGAGCTTTCCCCAATAAACGGCTCCTTGCAGGTCCTATACCACTGCCACAGAAACACCTCAAAAATAACATCGCGCTGCACTTCCTGGCCGCCGACATATTTTTTGCGTATCTCAGCCGCATTTTCCTCTAGCTCCTTGTTGGTTCGGCCGGAGGCCCATTTGGGGATAGGCTCGCCGTCTGCGTCGTAGCCGACGGTGATCCGCTTACGGCGGCGCTTGTCCACCTTGTCGGACATCTTCTTTTTTGCTGGCATTGAAAAATACCTCCATCTTGTGTATATTGGAGGTACAGAAAAGACGCCCGGCAAGGCTTTTTCTGTACCGAACCGCTTCTCCTACCCCACATAGGAGGAGCGGTTTTTTCATTACTACCGAAGCAACTTTGCTAACGGCGCCAGCATAATAATGGTGGCAATGATGTTTGCAATGGTCAAAATCATAAAGAAGATGACCATGTTTTTCAGACTATGAACATCGGGCGAAATTCTAAAAGAAGAATCCGTCTGCATGCTTTTTATTGCGGGCAAAATTTCGGCTTGCTGTTTTGACAGCCTATTAAGCAACTCTAACTGGATAATGCGATCAATTTCTTGATCGGTGAGTTCGTTGCATTCAACCTCGTGCTTATAACCCCTTTCTACAAGGTACTTCTTAAGCTCGTTACTTAGCTTTTGGCTTGCCATAATCGCAATTCTCCTAATCTAATTGATTCAACCTGTAAATAATCAAGTCTTCAGGTAACTCTAAGGAATTAGCAATATCCATAACACCCATATTTCTGTAGTCTACAAATGAATCGGCGGGCAGCAGCAAATCAATGGCGAAACGGTCCGCTTCCGTCTCATATTTTTTATGCACGAAATGCGTTCGACTATCCAGAAACACAGTGTTCATTCCCCCGTGCAGCAGTGAGTGGCCCAACTCATGGGCACAAACAAATTGTCTTTGAAACCCCTCAAGCCGGCTATCAACATATATAAAGTGATTACGCTTATAGCGCTGGTAAAAGCCCCGCATACCGTCGAGTGGCACGCTGAACACGACGCGATCCAGTGCGACCGCGAGCGCAAACGGATCGCGCGTAAAGAACCTATCCGCCAATTTATCCGCGATGGTTCTCATTTCAAGCTAATCTCCCGTTCTAGGGTTTTGCTTTCATTTTATCGAATGGCATGTCCTATATAGCGGACAGTATTATTCTTTTGGCTTACGGTATTTTTTCGGCGTGTACTTTTCCTTGTTGCGGAGCTTCGCAGCCTCAACTCCAAGTTGCATAGCATTTAGCAGCGATTGCTTCTGCTCAGGCGTAATCGGATTGCCGTTAAACATAAGTCCTTCTTCGGACATGAGGCGTTCCGTCAACTCCTCCATAGACTTCGCAATATCTCTTTGGTCGCGGGCGTTAAGTGTAGCCGTTTCCTTAACAGGATTCTCCCGGCAAAGCAGATAATCCATGCTCACTCCAAAATAATCTGCAAGGCGGGAAGCACTTTTACTGGAGGGCACTTTTCTACCAGCCTCCCAGTCTGAAATGGTGGGTTGAGTAACCCTCAAATCTGCCGCGAGAGCCTTTTGACCTATACCCTTCTTTTCTCGCAGCTCTTTAATCCTGTTCACTTCCATCACCTCCCATATATCATATAGCTATTTGAAATACGAAACAAGCGTGAATTTATGCCTAATAGCTATTGACAAAACGGTAGTTTGTGATAGCATATAGCTATAAAGCATACAGAGGTGATGAAAATGGAGTGGTTGAAAGCTATAAGGCATGACCGTGGGATGCTTCAATCACAAGTTGCAAGAAGTGTTTTTATTTCCCAGCCCGCATACGCAAACATAGAAAACGGGAAAAGGATCCCATCGGTCCCTACCGCAAAGAAAATTGCTGAGGCGCTCAATTTTGATTGGCAGCGTTTCTACGAGGACAGAGACCAGCCCGCATGAAGGAGAAAGCATCATGTATCACGCCTTGCTCTTTTTCGCCCTGCTGGCTATCTCTATTGGCTGCTTGATCTGGTGGCGGATCAGGATGCGAGAATCATTTGGCGTCTATCTGGGCTGGGTGCTCTTTTTCCTTGCGGTGGCGGCGTTGCTGTTTGAACCGTGGCGGATTTTTTGAGAAAGGAGGTGATGGATATGCCCATCCTATCAACTGACTACACAAAGATCGTGGTGCTCAACACCAAAACAGGCGAGGAGGTAGCCGTGATAACCAATGAGCTGATTACCACGGCTATGGACGAGATCGTCGTGAAGCTTACACCCAGATACGATTAATGCTCTTTGTCCACGGGCGGGCACGAATCAGGGCCGTAGCTATCCTTGCTTCTAATCCGGCCATTCTCACCTTGAACAATGACTTCGCTACCTTGGTTTTTTGCTATTTGCTTTGCGCAATCGATAGCATCTGACTGGGTTTTGAACTGTTTGGTGTCTTTTTCGTTTCCCTCGCCATGCACGCCCCATTTACCGCCGCGAGGGGATACCCACTGATTTTTACCCAAAGTTTTCACCTCCCTTTATGGGAGATTATACCACACAAAGGAGGACAACCATATGCCCCGTAGAATCAATCCCGCCCCATTGGAGCCCATGTCGAGTATCGAGGAGAAGTGGGTCAGGGAACACGGCGAGACCTTCAAAAACTACACCGAGGCGGGCCAGCAGCTCGGCATCTCCAAGAAAACCGTCGTGGCAATGGTTAAGGCTGGCCACATCCAAGTAACCCCCACCAAGCGCATACTCGTTCGTTCCGCTGCCGCCTGGGCCAACAGCAACCGCCCGACACGCAGAAACCTGGTGATCGCCCAATGACCCCGCCGCGCGCGGAGTTCCTGGCCGGACTCACTCGTGAGCAGGACAAGCGTCACAAGGAGCGCTGTGTTAAGCGCAAGGCAGGGGACAGGCTCGTGTACGACTACACGTGCCAGATCTTCGCCAAGCAGTACAGGAGGTACGACAGATGCAAAAGACCGTGAGATACCGCGACTTCTACGGCTGCACGGCGTCGAGCACGCCTACGCGCGACGGCCGGTATCGACTCAAAATGAGGCCGCCCCACAGCATCCTCTGCGCGAACAAGGTTTACAACACCTTCCGCGGGGCGCGCGTCGCCCTGGGCAAGCTCTCGGATTGCTGGGAGGAGGTCGCACCAAAATGCTCACGTTGCTCTTGACCACGGTCCCCGGCTGGTTCGCACTGCTGATGCTGGGTGCGTGCCTAGTGGACAAGCTGCCCGCGTGGCAGCGGCTTGCGGCGTGGGCGGTCAGGCGGATGGAGAGGAGGTGACAACGAGGTGCTAAGCGCCGAAGAACGAGAAGCCTACGCGGAGAAAAACCTGAAACTGGCGTATTGGTTCGCCAATCGATATCAGGCCAAGTTCCCCGGCTTGGAGCTCGAAGAAATCAAAGGCTATGCCCTACTCGGGCTTGCCGTGGCGGTTAATCAATTTGATCCAGAGGTCGGTGCCGCGTTCTCCACGTTCCTCGGCCATGTAATTTTCAACAACCTGCGGCAGGCGGTTCGCAAACCCCGAGTAAAAACACTGTCCCTTGAAACCCCGATTGCCGAGGATTTGACGCTGGGCGAAACCGTCTTCGACAAAACCAATTACGAGGAGCTTGCAATCGACCGGCTCACCCGGGAGGAGACATGGCACGCCATCCCGCCTTTCTACCGGAAGATCCTGCAAGCTTATGCCGACGGCATGACACAAAGCGAAATCGGCATAACAATGGGGATCTCACAAGCGCATATCAGCAGAATCCTCGCCCGGACGCGTACGGCATTGCTCATAGAAAGGAGAAGGGCAGCACTTTGAAAAACAAGTTGAGCGACCTAAACAACCATTTATTTGCCGAGTTGGAGCGCCTCGGCGATGAGAGCCTTTCCGGCGATGCCCTGCAGGCTGAGATTGCTCGGGCTCGCGCAATCACCGAAATCTCGGAACAAGCAATCGCCAATGCGTCGGTTGTACTCAAAGCGGAAGCTCTGCGGGCTGAATACATGGGCGTCAATTTTAAAATCCCGGGGCTTCTGGAGGACGGAGATGGCTAAACCGCGTCGCGTATACTCGCCCGAACAGGTGGCTTTTTTGGAGGAGCATGTAAAGGGACGCAGCGTTGAGGAACTGCGCGGGTTTTTTAATGCACACTTTGGCGTGAGTTATAGCTATGAGTCCGTGCGGGCTGCTCTCAAAAATCGCAGCCTGTCGAGCGGATATGATACCCGCTTTAAAAAGGGCATCGCATCATATCACCCGCCCAAAGGAATCCGCCAAAGCCCCGCTACCGAATTTAAGCCCGGAAACATTCCCGTCAATCACCGCCCCATCGGGAGTGAGCGCGTGACCGTGGACGGATACATCGAGGTCAAAATCGAGGAGCCGCACAAATGGCGCATGAAGCATGTTGTCGTGTGGGAGGCCGCGAGGGGTCCGGTACCTAAAGGCAACGTTGTGCTTTTTGCAGACGGGAACCGGCTTAACCCCAGCCTCGAAAACCTTCTCCTTGTTACCCGCAGCCAGCTGGCCGTGCTCAACAAGCACCGACTCTTGCATAAGGACCAATCGCTCAACGATACCGCATTACTTACGGCGGACCTGATCTTAAGAATAGGGGCCGTGAAAAGAAAACAGAAGAATAAAGGAAGGGGTAACCCATGAAAGCAACAGGTATAGTCCGCAGAATCGACGAATTGGGACGTATCGTGATCCCCAAGGAACTGCGCCGGACGATGGGCATCAATGAAGATGACCCGATGGAGATCTTCATTGATGGAGAACAAATCATCCTGCGCAAGTATGTCCCCGGCTGCATCTTCTGCGGGAGCATGGAGGACACGCTCGATATGAGCGGCCAGCCGATCTGCATCGCTTGTGCCCACAAGATCGCGGGGTCCCTCAAATGAGCAGCATGGAACAAAGAGCGCCGCTGTCTGGTGGCACAGAGCAGCAGCGCAAGGACTTAACCCAAGATCAGTATATCGCGATCGGTCGCCTTTTGCAAGGCTGGGGATACGACCTGCGCACCATCAGCGACATGACTATCGCCATCAAGCGAGTGCTCAGGGGGGAAACAGCATGAAAAGCCCATACCCACGAAATCGAGACCGGGTTGTGTTGCCGCCCTCGCGGCCAATGCCCGATATGGAGGGCCTCCTCTATAAGCTTAATCGGCTCGCGGATGAGGTCAGCGAAGGTGGCAAATACCCGGTGAGAGGCTATGCCTGGATCAGTCAAGCCAATCGTACCTGCGGCAAAGCGGTGTTTCGCACCGACTCTCAGCTTTACAGTGATCCGCCCACCGTGGAAGGCCCCGCAAAATATCTCGGACGGATCGATATCGCCGATCCGCGGATTGATGCGCAGCCGTGGAGCAAGCGCAAGCACGACAAACTCACGGCATCCCTGAACCGGCTCCGCAAACGCGGATATCTCGTAGAGGAAATCAATAGACCAGCAAAGGAGGCAACACCATCATGACACCGAATCTGACCATCAACATCACCGTCTCCACGCCCGAGGCCGCTGCAGCGCTGCTCCATGGCCTCGGCATCCAGCAGGACATGCCCCCGGCGGCCGTCAACCCGATGATCATCTCGCCGCCTGCGTCGGCAACACCTTACGCGCCGCCGGAGTACACGACTGCAGCTATGCCCTCGGCCCCGGCCAATACGGCGGTCCCGACACAGAGCTCGCCGCCGGTCAGCATTGCGCCCGCCGTCGTCCAGACGCCGGCAGTGCCGACGAGCATTCCCTCCTATACGTATGAGGACCTCGCGCGCGCGGCGGCGCCGCTTACGGACGCAGGCAAGATTGCCGATCTTCAGGCGCTGCTTCGTTCCTTCGGAGTTCAAGCGATTACGCAATTGCCCAAAGAGCAATATGGGGCTTTTGCCATCGCACTACGCAGTATGGGGGCGCGGATATGAGCCAACACGCTCTACTGTCCGCTAGCAGTTCGCATAAATGGCTACATTGTCCGCCCTCAGCGCGGCTTGAAGAACAACTCCCTGACAAGGGGAATATCCACACCGCCGAGGGCACCTTGGCCCACAAGATCGCGGAACTCAAACTGCGCAAGCACTTCACCCCCATGGGGCCGCGCACCTACAACAAGGTGCTCAAGGAGCTGCAGGCTGACCCACTTTATCAGTCCGAGATGTTGGGGCATACTGACGCTTACTTGGAGTACGTGCAGCAGATGTGTCATGCTTACGCAGCACCGCCGCACGTCGCAATTGAGCGACAACTGGACTATTCCGAATACGCGCCCGAGGGGTTCGGCACGGCGGACTGTATCGTCATCGGTGGAGGCCTGCTTCATGTCATCGACTTCAAGTACGGCCAGGGCGTCCCGGTGGAGGCAGAGGGCAATACCCAAATGATGCTTTATGGCCTAGGCGCACTCAGCGCCTACAGCATGCTCTACGATGTAGAACGGGTTCGCATGACCATTATGCAGCCCCGCCTTGCCGCTGTCCCCGAAGCCGAGCTCAGCGTGAAGGAACTGCGCGCATGGGGCGACAGCATCCGGCCCACCGCGCAACTTGCTCATATGGGAGCCGGCGATTTCTGCAAAGGAGACTGGTGCGACAAGGCATTTTGTAAAGCAAGAGCCCAATGTCGTACCTATAATGCCGAGAACACCCAAATTGTGACCGCCTTGGAGGCGTTCGGCGGCGCTAAACCGCCGCTTATCTCCAACGAGGAGGTGGCTGACATCTTACGCCGGGCCCAGCCAATTGCGGTATGGATAGCGTGCCTTGAAGAATATGCCGAAAAAGCCCTTCTGCAAGGAGAAGTAATTCCAGGTTTCAAACTGGTAGAAGGGCGAACATCGCGTATCTGGAGGGATGGGGTGGACAAGGCCTTTGAAGAATTAATAAATCGCGGCATCGAAGAAGCACTACTCTGGGAACGGAAAGCCGTTACGCCGCCAGGATTGGAAAAAGCACTGGGCAAAAAGTTATTCAAAGAAGCAGCCGAAAATTTAGTTGAAACAAAACCCGGGAAACCGACATTCGTACCCGAAACCGACAAACGCGAAGCGATCACCCTCAACCCGACAGCCGCCGAAGTATTCGGCCAACCCGCATAATTTATAGGAGGTAAAAACATCATGGCAAACAAGCCTACCCAGGTCACCACGAACGAGACACGCATCAGCTACGAGCATCTGCTCAAGCCGTATGCCAATCAACCCGGCGCGGAGGAGAAGTACAGCGTCACCCTGCTCATCCCCAAGACTGACATCGCCACCCGGCAGCGCATCGATGCGGCGATCCAGGCAGCCGCGCAGGAGGGCCTCGCAACCAAATGGGGCGGCGTGCGCCCTGCGCAGCTGACCGTGCCGATCTATGACGGCGACGGCGTGCGCCCCAACGGCGAGGCCTTCGGCCCTGAGTGCAAGGGGCATTGGGTCATGACGGCCAGCAGCAGGCAGCGCCCCGAAGTCGTTGATCTGTCCCTGGCCCCGATCATCGACGCCACGCAGATTTACAGCGGCATGTACGCAAACATCAGCATCAACTTCTTCGCTTATTTCAATTCGGGCAAGAAGGGCGTGGGCTGCGGTCTCGGCCCTGTCCAAAAGACCCGTGACGGCGAACCGCTGGGGGGTCGTGTGAGCGCCGCCGAGGCTTTTGGCGGGGCTGCCCCTGCCTATCAGCCGCAGCCGTATCAGACACCCGCGCCGACCTACCAGCAGCCCTACCAAGCCCCGCAGCCGCAATACGCGCCCCAGCAATACGCACAGCAAGCGCCCGCTGGCGCGGCCCCCTGGATGGCCCCCACTCAGCCTCAGCAGTATCAGCAGCCGCCGGTACCGCAGTACCAGCCGCAGATCGACCCGATCACCGGACGGCCGGTGCAGCCGCCAATCATGGGGCTGTAAGCCATGGAGCGCCATCTGTCCATCGACATTGAGACGTTTTCCGACGTCGACATCAAAAAGGCGGGGCTGTACAGATATGTGCAGTCCCCCGCCTTCGAGGTGCTTCTTTTTGCCTACTCGCTGGATGGTGAGCCGGCGCGCGTTGTGGATCTCGCGCAGGGGGAGGAGATCCCGGAGCATATCCGCTCGCTGTTGCAATACCCGGCGGTCATCAAGCACGCCTACAATGCCGCCTTTGAGTGGTACTGCCTGTCGCGCTATCTCCATTATGACGTCCGGCAGATGATGGCATGGCTGGGGCAATGGCGCTGCACGATGCTGCATGGCCTGTACTGTGGATACACCGCGGGGCTGAGCGCGACCGGGGAGGCCCTGGGCCTGCCCCAGGACAAACGCAAGTTGGGCACCGGCCAATCCCTCATAAAGACCTTCTGCGTCCCCTGCAAGCCCTCAGCCAGCAACGGCAACCGCACCCGGACGCGCCCCAAGCACGAGCCGGATAGGTGGCGGCTATTCAAGGACTACTGCGCTCAGGACGTCGTTACCGAGATGGAAATCGAGCGCCGGCTCTCCGCGTTCCCCGTACCCGCCGGCGAGCAGGAGCTCTGGCAGCTGGACCAGCAGATCAACGCCTGCGGCGTCCGCGTGGACGCGCAGCTGATCGACAGTGCGCTGGCCATGGACGACATGATTACCCGGCAGCTTACCGCTGAGGCCATCCAGCTGTCCGGGCTCAGCAACCCCAAGAGCGTGCAGCAGCTCACCGCCTGGCTGGAGGAGGAGCTGGACGAAGAAGTACCGGACCTGCGCAAAGAGACCGTCAAGGACCTGCTCAAGACCGACCTGGAGAGCGACACCGCGCGCCGGGTCCTGGAGATTCGACAGGAGCTGTCAAAGACCAGCACCAAGAAATATGCAGCCATGCGGGAGGCCATGTGCTTCGATGACCGCGTGCGTGGGCTGCTGCAGTTTTACGGTGCGAACAGGACCGGCCGATGGGCGGGCCGCTTGGTCCAGGTGCAAAACCTCCCGCAGAACCATCTGCCCGCGCTGGAGCTGGCCCGCAGCTGCGCCGTGGCCGGCAAAAGCGAGGCGCTGCGGCTGCTCTACGGCAGCTTGCCGGACACGCTCTCACAGCTGATCCGCACGGCCTTCGTCCCCTCCGACGGGCATGTTTTCATCGTAGCCGACTTCTCGGCCATCGAGGCGCGCGTGATCTCCTGGCTGGCTGGCGAGCAATGGCGCATGGACGTGTTCGCCACGCACGGCAAGATCTACGAGGCCTCCGCATCCCAGATGTTCGGCGTGCCGATCGAGGAGATCACCAAGGACAACCCGCTGCGGCAGCGCGGCAAGGTCGCGGAGCTCGCGCTCGGATACCAGGGCGGCGTTGGCGCGCTCACAAAGATGGATACCGGGAAAAAGCTGGTCCCCGAGGAAATGCCGGAAATTGTGCAGAAATGGCGGCAGGCCAATAGGCGCATCGTGGACCTTTGGTATACCGTCGAGAACGCCGCGCTCACCGCCATGCGCACCGGGCAGCCGGCGGGCGTCGATAAGGGCATCATATTCGCCCGCGAGGGCGACGAGGCAACCGGCCAAGATTTTTTGACGGTACGGCTGCCCAGCGGCCGGAAGCTATTTTATGCCCGCCCATACCTCGCGCCTAACCAGTGGGGTAATGACAGCCTGCATTACTACGGCATGGACCAGACGACGAAAAAGTGGGGCACGGTCGATACCTACGGCGGCAAGCTCGTCGAGAACATCGTGCAGGCGACCGCCCGGGACTGCTTGGCCGAGGCAATGCGCCGACTGAGCGCCGCCGGTTACCAGATTGTCATGCACATCCACGACGAGGTGGTGATCGATCGCCCGCTTTCCGCCGATCCTGCCGCGGAACTCGCCGTCATATGCCGTATCATGGGTGAGCCGATCCCTTGGGTGCCTGGTCTGCTGCTTCGGGCGGGCGGGTTTGTGAGCACGTTTTACAAAAAGGAGTGATACGGCGTGAATGGAAATTTTCTTAAACAGTGCCCTGTGTTTAACGTGCAAGAAGCCATTCAGCTATACCGCAGATTGGATTCTCAACCTATCGTATCACGAAATGTGATTAGCTCATTTTTTCCTCCGCATTTGTCCTCCAAGTATAAGGCCGAAATGCTCCCTACTGTAGAAACCAGTATTGAAGCCCTTTACTTGCCTTACAGCCCTATGTGTTTGATTTTTAACGCGAGAACACTGAACACAAGCGAGGATATCGACAAAGGGTTTATCGACGCCGCCTCTATAAAAGCCGTAATAGAACTTACTTACGCCGTTAAATTGGAGGCAATCACTATTGCCGAAGCAAAAAGGACGTGCGTATGCGGAGAAATATACTTTTTCCATCCAGAAAAGCGCGAATGGTATAAGTTTAGCTCCTGTCTTGTAAACCCAGACGGGACAATTTCTACGTTCGAATTGCAACAACCCGCGAGCTCAATAGCCATATTTCAGAAGAGCCTTTTTGCGCTCGATCTTCTCAACTGTAAAAATACGTCCTTAGAAGAATATAATCCGATGGAGCATATAGCTAGGCCGCAAAGACGCGCGCGGGAGCGGAAGAATATTCAGTTACTTCAATACAAAATCCTCCACATAAATCCATTTAGACAAAAGCAATCGCATGCGCAAACCGAGACCGCCTCCACACAGGATCGTGCGGTACACAGCGTGAGGGGGCATTTTAAAACATTTACAGCAGAACATCCGGCGTTTGGAAAACCATGGGGTGTAGGTACTTTTTGGACGGGACCGTATGTCTGCGGGAACCCTGAATTCGGCATGATTTGGAAAGACTACCATGTCGAAATCGAGGTGTCCGCATGATATATGACCGTAAAATTGTTATCTCCACCGGCAGCAGCCGGCGGGCGACCAAATGGCCGCCGTCAACAATTTGGGTGTCCGAATTATATGAACGCCTACGCACGCCCATCCGAGGCATCGAGACGCTGGGGGCATATCTGGCGCTGCCGAAAGCCAAGCAGGACGAGCTCAAGGACGTGGGCGGCTTTGTCGCCGGCACGCTGCAGGGCAACCGGCGCAAGGCCAAGGCGGTCACCGGCAGGGACGTGGTCACGATCGACGCCGACAGCATCTCCGCCGGCGCGACCAGCGACGTACTCCGCCGCGTGGATGCGCTGGGCTGCGGCTACTGCGTCTACAGCACCCGTAAGCACGAGGAGGCTAAGCCTCGCCTGCGCATCCTCCTGCCGCTCTCCCGGGCCTGCAGCGCGGACGAGTATGAGCCGATCGCGCGCAAGCTCGCCTCACTGATCGGCATGGAGCTGTGCGACCCGACCACGTTCGAGGCCTCCCGCCTCATGTACTGGCCCAGCTGCTGCGCGGACAGCCAATACGTCCACGTTTACGGCGACAAGCCCTTTGTGGATGTGGACGGTACGCTGCATATGTACCGGGACTGGCATAACGTCGCGGAGTGGCCGCAGGTCCCCGGGGTGGACCAGGCGCAGCAGCGCCTCGCCGCCAAACAGGGCGATCCCACGGAAAAGTCCGGCGTCGTGGGCGCGTTCTGTAAGACCTACGACATCTACCGTGCAATGGACACGTTCCTGCCGGGCATTTACGCACCCACCGATATCCCCGACCGCTACACCTTCACGGGCGGGAGCACCACCGGCGGCGCCGTCATCTACGACCACGGGCAGTTTTTGTACTCCCATCACGCCACCGACCCCTGCAGCAACAAGCTGGTCAACGCTTTCGACCTGGTCCGCCTCCACCGCTTCGGCGATCAGGACGACGACGCGCAGCCGGGCACCCCGACCAACCGCCTGCCCTCCTACACGCTCATGAGCCAGCTGGCCGTGGCCGACGTCGGCGTGACCGCGCTGCTCAATACCGAGCGGTACGAGACTGCAGTGGAGGCCTTCGCCGGCGCGGGCGTGCCCGCCGAGGAGGAGACCGCCAACTGGATCAGCCTGCTGGCCGTCAGCGCAACCACCGGCGCGCCGGCAAAGACGACGGACAACGTCCTCATCATCCTGGAGCACGACCCGCTGCTGCGCGGCAGGCTGGCGTTCGATGAGTTCGCAAACCGCGGCCTTGCCCTGGGCGCACTGCCCTGGGACAGCCGCGCAGGCCGCCGGCAGTGGACCGACACCGACGACGCGGGCCTGCGCCATTACGTTGAGAAGGTATACGGCATCACAGGCGAAAAACGGATAATGGACGCCATCACGCTATGCGCGTTCAAACAGCGGATCAACGATGTGCAGGACTTCTTGGTCGCCCTCAGATGGGACGGCGTTAAGCGCCTGGACATGCTGCTGATCGATTACCTGGGCGCGGAGGATAACTTGTATACCCGCGCCGTCATGCGCAAGAGCCTGGCCGCCGCCGTCGCGCGCGCCATGGAGCCCGGCGTCAAATACGACTACATGCCGATTCTGTCAGGCCCCCAGGGCATAGGCAAGAGCACGTTCCTGCGCCTGCTGGGCCGCCGCTGGTACTCGGACAGCCTCTCCACCTTCGAGGGCAAAGAGGCCCGTGAGATGGTGCAGGGCACATGGATCAACGAGCTGGGAGAGCTCAACGGCATGACGCGCTCGGAGATCACCGCCGTCAAGCAATTTCTGAGCCAGCAGGAGGATATCTACAGGGAACCTTACGGCCGCCGTACAAACGCCTACCCGCGGCGCTGCGTGTTCTACGGCACCACCAACGACAGCGAGTTCCTGCGGGACCGCACGGGCAATCGCCGCTTCTGGCCGGTGGACGTCGGCCGGCGGCCGCCGACGAAAAGCATCTTCCGGCAGCTGGATGGCGAAGTGGAGCAAATATGGGCGGAGGCGTTCGCCGCTTGGCAGCTTGGAGAGCCCCTATACCTCTCCGGCGAGGCTGAGCGGATATCCATGGAGGAGCAGGAGACGCACAGGGAAAGCAACGCCAAGGAAGGCATCATACGAGCATTTGCAGAACGTCCTGTGCCCCATGACTGGGCAAAACGTTCGCTAGGCGACCGCCGCCTGTATTGGTCCGACAGCTTCCAGCGGGATGCGACCGCCACCGTGGAGCGCGACAAGATATGCGCCATAGAGGTTTGGTGCGAATGCTTCGCCGGCGATATCAAAACCATGAAGCGCCAGGACAGCGCGGAGATCAACAGCATTTTGGCCGCAATGCCGGGATGGGAGCGGATAGATATGCCGTTGAAATTTGGCCCATACGACAGTCAACGAGGGTTTAAAAGGTCAACTACATTTACTACAAACGCTTACTACAATCAAAAAGTTTGTAGTACTACAAGTACTACATCTACTACAAGCGATTTGGCGAATGTAGTAAAGTTTGTAGGCGGCTGAAAAGCCCTAAATCTCTAAGGAAAAGAACGTTTTACTACATTTACTACATTCTTTTCCCTAGGAGAGAGAAATAGAGAAAATAGGCATATACGTATACGCCTAATACGCCTAACGCGTATACGTCTCGCGCGCGAGGGAATGTAGTCGCCGTAGTAAACGGCTTTTGGAGGGAAAATCGGATGGTTGAACGGGAGGTTGAAGCCTATCTGCGCAAGCGGGTGAAGGCGATGGGAGGCCGGGCCTATAAGTTTGTCTCGCCGGGCAACGACGGGGTGCCCGATCGCCTGATATGCCTGCCGGGCGGGAAGATCGCGTTCGCGGAGCTGAAAGCGCCGGGGAAGCAGTCCACGCCGCTGCAGCAAAAACAGCAGGCAGATCTGCGGGCCATGGGATGCCTGGTGTTTGCAGACGTCAATAGCAAGGACATGGTCGACCACACTCTGGCGATCATACAGTGCACGGGAGGGTGTTGAAATGGGCAGACCAAGGGCTGGAGAACCAGAAACCTGTACCCGCTGTGGCGCTGCGATGTATAGATCACCGTGCAAACGACAGGGCAGGCCATTCTGTAGCCGTCAGTGCCATATGGCTACGTTGAATGAGGAGCTGAATCCTACGCGCATGACGCCGCGGACACGAACGAAGCTGCGAAAAGCGCGTCTTGGAACAGGTGAGGGTAAGACCTACGCAAAGCGGTATGGCCGACATGAACATCGGATAGTCGCGGAGCAGATGTTGGGCCGAAGGCTTAGAGCGGGCGAAGTGGTCCACCACCTCGATGGAAACAAGCGAAATAATCGGCCAGAGAATCTGTGGGTTTTTAAGAATCAGGCACAGCATGCAGCTTGGCATGCTGCGCAAAAGGAGGTGATGCCCGATGAATTTTAAGCCTCATGCCTATCAGACCTATTGCATCCAGCGTATGATCCAAGACCCGTACTTGGGAGCATTTTTAGACATGGGCTTAGGTTGACGAGCAAGACGGTAATCACGCTGACGGCCGTCAACGACCTCAAGTACAACCGCTTTGAGATCAACCGGGTGCTGGTGATCGCGCCGAAGAAAGTGGCCGAGGCGACCTGGAGCAAAGAGGCGGCGAAGTGGGATCATTTGCGGCATCTGCGGATCTCGCTGGTGTTGGGCAGTGAGAAGCAACGGATCCGCGCGCTGAACACGCCGGCGGATATTTACATCATCAACCGGGAGAACGTGTGCTGGCTGGTGGAGTATTACCGCAACGCCTGGCCGTATGACATGGTGGTGATCGACGAGAGCAGCAGCTTTAAGAGCCATCAGGCGAAACGGTTCAAGGCCCTCACCTGGGTGCGGCCGCATGTCAAACGCCTGGTGGAGCTGACCGGCACGCCGGCGCCGAACGGGTTGATCGACCTGTGGGCGCAGCTGTATCTGCTGGACCAGGGCGAACGGCTGGGGAAGCACATCGGCCAATACCGCGAGCGGTATTTCTTGCCGGACAAACGCAACGCCCAGCAGGTGTTCTCATATGCGCCGAAGCCCGGGGCGGATGAGGCGATACAAAAACTGATCGGTGATATCTGCATCAGCATGAAGGCCGAGGACTACCTGCAGCTGCCGGATATTACCGTTGACGATATCCCCGTTGTCCTGGATCCCGCGGCGAAACGCAAGTACGAGCAGTTAGAGCGTGAGATGCTGCTGCAGGTAGGCGATAGCGTGATCGATGTCGGGACCGCGGTGGCGCTGTCCAACAAGCTGCTGCAGCTGTGCAATGGCGCGGCGTATGACGATGCCGGCGCGGTCGTGGAGATCCACCGCTGCAAGATCGAGGCGTTCTTGGAGCTGATCGAGGCCCTGAACGGGCAGCCGGCGTTGGTGTTTTACAACTTCCGCCACGACCTGCTGCGGCTGGAGAAGGCGTTGGAGAAATCAGGCCTGCGGGTCCGCCGGCTGGACGGGCCCCAGGATGAAACTGATTGGAACAACCGGCAGATCGACGTCCTGCTTGCCCATCCGGCCAGCGCTGCCTACGGCCTAAACCTGCAGGACGGCGGCAATCATGTGGTGTGGTTCGGGTTGAACTGGTCCCTGGAGCTCTACCAGCAGGCCAACAAGCGGCTGCACCGTCAAGGGCAAACGCAAAAGGTTATCGTGCATCACCTGGTTGTCGAGGGTGGCCGGGATGAGGACGTGGTGGCGGCGCTGGCCGACAAGGGGGCTACGCAGGACAGGCTGATCGAGAGCCTCAAAGCGCGTATCGAGCGTGTGAAGCAACAATCTGCATAAAACTTGATTTCGCGCGCATGGCGCGCGGGGGCGGGCCCTTACCAAAATCTGTGCCGCAGCTATTATACAGATAGAAAACTTTGAAGGAGGGAATTCGATGATTCACGCTGTATCTGCCCGCAAAGGGAACTGGATCGAAACTTTTACTGGCCGTCAATTCTACCCGCTGGACCCGCGCCCGGAGGACGTGGATATCGAGGATATCGCACACGCGCTGTCGTTGATCTGCCGATTCAACGGGCACACCAAATACCATTACAGCGTTGCCCAGCACAGTGTATATTGCGCGCAACTGGCCCTATCCCGTGGCTATACCTCGCTGGTCGCACTGTATGCACTTCTGCACGATGCCGCCGAGGCCTATTGCTGCGATATTCCACGGCCCCTCAAGCCCAGCCTGACGGACTACGCCGCTATCGAGGATGGCATCATGGCGGTAATCTACGCCCGGTACGGCCTCACCGTGCCACGCGAGGACATGCATAAGATCATCAAGCAGCTGGACGATGCGGTGCTATGTTCTGAGGCCCGCACGCTGATGTCCAAGCATGAATGGGTGCCGGCTGGCAAGAACGTGGTGCGGATCCGTCCGATGTATCCCCTGGATGCACAGGTAGAGTTTATGTGGTTGTGGCGGGAGCTGGGGCCGAAGGAGGACGGAGAAGGAGCGGTGAAATGAAGAGATATTTTGATTTTATGGATTCGAGAATTACATTGTGCGTGGAGGTTAAAGCAGGGTCTCCCGCTGCGCTCGCTTCGCCAGAACGGATACGCGATCATTTTGAGCAAAAAGGTGCTGTTCGTGAGGTTGAGCGAAACGAATATGAGAGGCTTACGCGGGCTTACACCACGCCAAAGCCCGCCGCACCTGTGCAGGAGTAAAACAACGCCACCCCTGCCGTTAAAGACCGGGGCCGCCCAGCAAAGGGCAGCTTCCACGGCGGTCAGGGGTGGCGCGAAGGATCCGCTGGCCGTAGGCCCGGAGGTTTAAGCGCAAGCGCTGATACTCCTACGGATCCAAACTAAGAGTATTAATGGTGGAGTAGGTCGTTAGTGGACGAGGCCAGATCAACCACGGCGTCATTTATGCGCACTCGACGATTGATTTCTCGCTTGCTCAATCCGACCAATGCACCCCAGAAACGTATTAACGACCTGGAAAGGGCTTTGATTAAGCCCACAACTAGTGCACTAATCAGTAGCGGCCGAAATACAATTGGCCACCATACTGCAAAGCCCTGCAGGAGAGCGTTAGAACACAATTTCAACCAATCAATGTTCATGGATATATTTTACAACGCCCAATGGGCAGAAGCAAGGGGTGGTTACATGGGAAAGAATCCGGACAAGAGTTTTGAGAAGATCATTGAGTTGGCCGTTCAGCGCGCATTTGAGGCCGGACGGCTCTCAGCTGGGCAAACTCAAAAAGATGCATACAAAACGACCGAAAGGAGGCTGTATGCCATTCCTACTCTCCGGGCGAAGCTCGCTGAGGAGCGAGATGATTTGGCGCGACTCGTCGAAGAGCAAGCGCCGGATATTGTAACACATAGTACCGACATTGTTCGTTTCCGCAGGTCGGGCGTAAGGTTATCGGACGACGATTTACTCATGGCCCAACTTACTGATCTGAGGGCCAGGATTGCTGCCAAGGAGTATGAAATCAAGGAGATCGAGCATGCGCTTGACCAGATTAAAATGGATTACTACTATCGTACGGTTTCCCAGAAGTATTTCGAGGGGGTTGCGGATGAGGTAGTAGCAGATCGGCATCATTGCGATCCGAGTACAGTGAGAAGAAATCGTGCGCGTCTTGTCAGGCACATAGCTATATGGCTGTATGGTCCCGGGGCAATATAACGGCTTCTTGTAGTAGCAGAATATTCCTGATAAACTACATATAGGAGGTGATTCTTTTGGCGCAAAAGAAGTTAGGGTACTTGGCGAAAGAGCGGAATATTATTGTTAACAGTAAATATGCCGTGGATAATTTCCCCATTCTGCATGCATTTATGCTAACATGCAAGGCTCTTAAACAAAATGAGGCCGAAGTTTTGGAAAACAAAGAGTTGAGCCCGTATCTCGATAGAAAGATAATCAAAGATATCCTTGCGGAATCGAAAAAAGAATGGCGTCCGGTTTCGGAACACGGGACCCTAAAATTCGAGCAACGAAGAATTCGTGATAGGCAGTGCCAAATATGCGGGACCAAGATCCAAAATCTTTTTTATGTAGAGAATCCTACGACATCAGTTGAATTATGCGCCGGATCAGAGTGTATTACGCAATATGGGATGGATCAGCGATATGTTAAAGATTTTAAAGCCCAGGCCGCTCAGACCAAGAGAATTTACAGGCGGCTTGATTTCATAGCACAAACAGGAGATGCGCTTCAAGAAATTGAAAGACAAAAGAGTCTTTTGGCCGAGACGAGTATAATTATTCCAATTAGATTATCAGAAAAGCACGATCGCCAAATTCAGGAGCTTCTTCGCTTGGCGAACCAGTTCATTGTGGAGGAAATGGAGATAAGCATTGATGAGTTTCTGCTCAAATTCGAGCAATTCACAAAGACAAAACAAGAGATAATCGAATACGAAATTCACAACAGGGGAAATGAATGGGTTTTTACTAGAGCGTTAAACAATCATCTGAGACCTGGGCATAAAGAGCAAGAATTGCGCTTAAGGGAAGATGGGTATATTACCGCAAGAACTCTCAGCCTTGTCACCGATGACGTGTTTTGTAGAAACGTTATAAAGTTGTTAGACCCTTACGCAAAAAGTATTGGGTTTACAATAAACTCTGCGTATCCATCAAGTGATAGGTTGGATGTCACATATTCAGACCCACCTGTTAAATATTCGATGTCGATAAAATACACCGGTTTTATCGATGAATATGGAAAATTGCTATTCGAGTCTACAGCCGAAGCAATCCCGGCTGAAGATTTTTTCGCAAAACATCCAGTTCAAGCGTTGCCGTTGTCACATGGTGCCGCATTGGCCCTAATAAACTCATTCCTACCCGCTAATATGCATTTTGATACCGAAGGCGTATTTGGTGATGAGGTTTATTTAATTTTTGAAAACGAAGGATTCAAAACCTATCAGGATGAAATGGTTATTGGAAGTCTATTTTCCCAAGCGCTTGCAAATAATAGCGAAGCAATATCGGAATGGGTGAGCAGGGCAATCAAGGGTGATCGCGACCCGTTATCTAAATTGAAGGAACGCAAAAACGCCTTCGCGAAGGCTTATGCTACTACTGGTGAATACCGGTACCTTGCACGTCGTAGGTAAGAAATAGGTGCCCGTGACGTGTACACAAATGAGTGGTATGCTATTTTTAAGCTAGAAGAATTGGATGAAGCCCGCCGGAAATACCGAGCGGGCTTTTCTTATGCGTGGAATGAGGTGACGCCATGAAAGCGTATTGCTCCCGTGAGCACTGTGAATGGCGCAAGGACGGTATGTGCATCAGACTGATTTGCCCGTATCAGGAAGGAGGCGAAGACCATGGCAAACCTGACCGACAAGCAGGCGGCGTTTGTGGAGGAGTACCTGATCGATCTCAACCAGACGCAGGCTGCCATCCGCGCCGGCTATAGCCCCCGGAGCGCCTCCCGGATTGGTGACCAGCTCATGGACCACTCCGGGGTACGCGATGCCGTGGCAAGGGCTAAGGCTGAGCGCTCCAAGCGCACGGGTGTCAATGCTGATCGGGTAGTGCGTGAGTTAGCCCGGGTTGCCTTCTCGCAGCCGGGCAAGGTCATCAGGTTCGACGACGCCACGGTTTTGAAGGATGCCACCGAGGACGAGCTGGCCGCAATCTCGGCGGTGCGCGTAAAGGTCATCCCCACAGAGGATGGTGAAGGTATCGAGCGCGAGATCCGTATGGCGGACAAGGTCAAGGCGCTAGAGCTCCTGGGCAAGCACCTAGGCATGTTTACCGACAAGCTGCAGATCACCGGGGAGTTGCCGGTGCGGATTGTAGACGACGTACCGCATACTGGCGTGATAGGATTCCAGGCGCCCAACGATGATGGGGATGATGAGGAGTGACGCGGCTTTCGCAACTCATCGCTCCCGCGTTTTACGGCGTCCACCACGATATCGCTGACGGCGGGCATACCCACTACTGGCTGCCCGGCGGCCGTGGGTCCGCTAAGTCCTCCTTCGCCAGCGTCGAGATCCCGCTGGGGATGATGCGCGACGCGGCGCAAGGCCTTATGACGCACGCCCTGGTTATGCGCCGATATGAGGTCAACTGCAGGTCGTCGGTGTACGAGCAGATCAAGTGGGGGATCAACGCTCTGGGCGTCGCCGATCAGTGGGACGTCGGCGTCAGCCCCATGCAGATCACCTACCGCCCCACCGGGCAGAAGATCTTCTTCCGGGGCGCCGACGATACCACCAAGATCAAGTCCATCAAGGTAGCCGCGGGCTGGATCAAATACGTCTGGTACGAGGAGCTTAACGAGTTTGAGGGCCCGGAGGCGATCCGTTCCATCAACCAGTCCATCCTGCGCGGCGGCGACCGCTTCGTGGTTCTGTACACGTACAACCCGCCCCGGAGCGCCGGCAGCTGGGTCAACCGGGAAGTCAAGCTCCAGCAGCCGGATAAGCTGGTGCAGAACAGCGATTACCGCGGCGTCCCCCGGGCGTGGCTCGGGGAACAGTTTTTAGCCGACGCCGAGCACCTGCGCGCCGTCAACGAAAAGGCCTATGAACATGAGTACCTGGGCGAGGTCACCGGCACCGGCGGCGAGGTGTTCCAAAACCTGCATATCCGGCCGATCACCGACGAGGAGATCAGGCACTTTGACCATATCCGCAACGGCATCGATTGGGGTTATGCCGCGGATCCGTTCCACTTCGGCCGGCACCACTACGATAAAACGCGCCGGCGGCTGTACATCTTCGACGAGATCCATCAGGTGCGGCTGTCCAACCGCGCGGCCGCGGCTCTGCTTAAACCGATCGTCGGCGGCGAGATCATCACCTGCGACAGCGCCGAGCCGAAGAGCATCGACGAAATGCGTGATTACGGCCTGCGCGTGCGCGGCGCCCGGAAGGGTCCCGACAGCGTGGAGTACGGCGTCAAATGGCTGCAGGACCTGGAGGAGATCGTCATTGACCGGACCCGCTGCCCGAACGCCGCGCGGGAGTTCGAGGAGTACGAACTCGACCGCGACAAAGAGGGCAACTTCAAGGCCGGATTTCCTGACAAAAACAACCATTCCGTCGACTGCGCCCGGTACGCCTGCGAAGATGACATGAAGCGTCCGGGCGTATCTGTTTTGAAATGAGGTGGGTAAATGCCGTACATGACCCAGTCTGACCTGATCGCGCTCATCATCAAGGGCAACGCCCCCATGACGCCGGCCCAGATCGTCACCGAGGAGGTTAACTGCTATCGGACGTCGCCCGAGTACAAGCTGCTGTGCGATGCCGAGCAGTACTGGCGCAACCGCAGCGCCGTGCAGAATAAAACGGTTCGCACCGAGGGCCGCAGCAACGTAAAGATCGAGCACCCGGCGCTGCGCAAGCTGATCCGGCAGAAGGTCAATTATTTGCTCGCCAGCCCATTTTCCATCTCCAGCGAGGATAAGGCATATGCTGATGTGCTCAATGAGGTGTTCGGCGACAAGCTTCGCGCCAAGATCGTGGGCTGGGCTGCGGACGCCATCAAGTGGGGCGTCGGATATCTGCAACCCTACTTCGAGGACGGGGTGCTGCGCTGGGCGCGGATCCCGGCCACGGAGGTCGTGCCGCTGTGGGAAGATGCCGAGCATGAGCAGCTTAACGGTTTTATCCGGTTCTTCCCGCAAGAGATCTACGAAGGGCTGTACAAGCGCACCATCATGCGCGCCGAGTTCTGGACCGCCTCGGGTGTGGAGTACTTCGTGGCGGACCCGCCGGACGGCGCTTTCGTTCCTGATCCCGACCGCGCGCCGGCAGCGCATTTCCTCCGGGGCGATCAGGGCTACAACTGGGACGCGCTGCCGCTCGTATGGCTCAAATACAACGACGACGAGCTGCCGCTGCTGAGCTTCGTGCGTGAGCTGATCGACGATATTAACTGGCAGAAATCAGTCACTTCGGACGTTTTGCGCGACGTCGTGAATTTCGTGTACGTCCTGAAGGGCTACGGCGGGCAGGATCTTGCGGAGTTTTTGAACGAGCTTCGCGACCATTTTGCGATCAAGATAGAGCCCGGCGAGGGGAATGGCGTGGATAAGCTCACCGCAGACCTCAACATCGACGCCGTGATGAAGTTCTTGGAGGAAGAGCGGCGGGACCTGTATGACTATGCCAACGCCGTGGACACCAAGGACCCCAACCTGGGCACCGCGAGCGGCGCGGCGCTGAATTTTCGCTACATGGATCTGGATGCCGATTGCCGGGACCTCGGCGTCAACCTAAAAGATGCCCTGCAGCGCGCCAAGCTGTTTATCGACTTTTACCTGCAGGCCACCGGCAAAGGTGATTTCTCGGGCTCCGCCTTTGATATTACCTTTGCGACGGATATGCCGGTAAACGAGACGGATACGATCAACAACTGCAAGGCGTCGGTCGGCATCATATCGCAGCGCACGATCGTAGCCAATCACCCCTGGGTCGAGGATCCCGATGAGGAGATCGAGCAGCTGCAGAAAGAGCAGGCCGAGGCGATGGAGCGCGCCGCCGCGATGTATCCCGGGGATGATGACAGTGCCCAGGGCGGTGAGGGCGAATGAAGTCCGAAGCGTACTGGAAGCAGCGTGCTGAGGCCCGCATGACACGCGCGCATGCGTCGGCCGACGAAACCCTCGCCCAGCTGCAGACGGCCTACGCGAAAGCCAGCAAGGAGATACAGGGCGAGATCCGCCGCCTGTACGAGCGGTACGGCGACGAGCACGGCCTGTCCTACGCCGATGCGATCAAGTACATTGACCAGTCCGATTACCGGGAATGGCGCATGTCTCTGGCTGACTATGTCGACCGTATCAACAAGACCGGCGACGAGGAGCTGCTGCGGGAGCTGGACACCCTTTCTACGCGCAGCCGCGTCACCCGCCTGGAGACTGTCCAGACGGCTGTCAAGGTCAATGCTGCGGAGCTCGCCCAGAAGGGGCAGGATGCCGTCACGCAGCTGCTCAGCGACACTTACACCGACACCTACTACCGCGCCGCCTACGATATGCAGATGGGCGTCGGGATGGGCAGCACCCTGGAGATGCTCTCCCCGGGGGCAGTGGCCAAGGCGGTATCCTACCCGTGGAGTGGCGCGGATTACTCCAAGCGGATATGGGACAACGCCGATCGCATGACCTCCACGCTGCAGGCTACCATCACGCAGGGGCTGATCCAGGGCAAGGACATCCGGCAGATGACCAAAGCCATCACGGACGCCACCGGGGCCAGCGTGTACAACGCCGAGCGGCTGGTGCGTACGGAGACGGCTTACGCGGTAGAATCGGCAGAGCTCAAAAGCTATGCAGATGACGGCATTACCCAATACGAGATCCTCGCGGCGCTGGACGAGCGCACCTGTAAGATCTGCGGCGGGCATGACGGCGAGGTGCACGATACCGATAAGGCGGTGGTCGCGAAAAACTACCCGCCCTACCACGCAAGATGCCGTTGTACCACTATAGCCCACTTCTCGCAGGAGCAATTGGATGAGTGGGGCGACACAGGCCCCAGCGTGCGTTTTGCCCGGGACGCCGAGGGCAAGGGCGTTATGCTGCCCGCCGATACCAAATACAACGACTGGTTCGATCAGTACGTCAAAGCGGATAAGGCCTACGCGACCAAGGTCAAAGCGTACCAAAACCACTTTGCGGACGCCCGGCAGATGAAGAGATACACCGACGCGCTTGGTAAGAAAACTGTCACGCAGTCGCTTGATAAATTCCAGGCTATGAAGTACGGCGGCGGGGACGACTGGCAGGAATTGAAAGCAAAATACCGCGAGAAGCTAGACAAAACGGGCGTTTCGGGGTATAATAAGGGTGTACCCGGTGACGTCACGCGGACCCGTATGCTGACAGAATCCGGAGCGGAAAAGTACCGTTACCTGCAAACCGACGCAATCCAGAAGCTCCAAAGCAGCGAGGAGGTCGCAAACCATTTCAGGTATGTCGATCAGTGGGGTGACGAGGAATCGCCGATCGATGCCAGTTTCTCAAAGCTCAAACTGGAGACGCAGAAAGAGCTGGCCGAGGGGTTGGCATATGCTCAGGAGCAGTACGGCATAAAGAACATCCCGTTTACCGTTGGAGTTGAAAAACTGCCGGCGGGGACTTGTGGTGAATTTCGGATTCGGAACGGCGTGCGGTCGATCGCGTTCAACGGCAACCTCGATGATAAACTCTCCGAGGCGTTCCAAACGTCGGTCCACGAAATGACGCACTACATTGACAGCAAGAATCGCGATATTTCGGCGGGCATCTACAAAGATGCGCTGAAGAATCTGGGGCTGCGGACGACCTCAAAAGAAACGGATCGGCTGGTGTCCGAGATCGTTGGAACGCAAAACTTTATGCATGGGGTCGGAAAGGACCCGGCCGAAATTCTGGCGTATGCCGCCGAAAAGCAGGCGGTCAATAAGGGAAACCGCCTCGCTGACGAGATGGTCAAAGGCCTTCTGGAAAGGATAGCACGATGAATTGTTTTAGAATGTCAAACGAGGCCCCTCCGGCGATAGAACGGGAAATCGCCGTACTGTTTGAAAAATGGGACAAGGAAATCGACGATAACAACTATGTGCCGCTTGACGATTTTGTTTATGAGCACGCTTCGCCGGAGTTGAAAGCTTGGGTCGATGAAGGGCGCAAGGCCTTAGCTGATGCTAAAGCACGCGGCGACATGATCGGCTAACCGCCCTGCAAGCGCAGGACGGTTTTTTCATGCTATCAAGCATCCCAATGGGGTGCTTTTTGTTTTGCCCTGCCGCGCCGGGCTGAGAGCGCGGGCTGAAATGCGGGCGGGTTACCCGTTAAAAACCTAATCAGGAGGATTTTATGATACTCGATAGCATCAAGACGTTGCTGGGCGACGAGCTGACCAAGCAGGTCGAGGCGGCGCTCAAAGGAAAAAGTGAGGGCGGCAAGGACGTGGACCTGGTCGTCGGGAACGATGGGGGCTATCTCCCCAAGGTCAAATTCGACGAGCTGAACGAAAAATACAAGGCCGCCGATCAGCTCGCCAAGGACACGCAGAAGGCCCTGGACGGCCTGAAAGCCGCCGGTGACCCGGCGAAGCTCAAGGCTGATCTGGAGGCAGCGCAAACGGCTGCCAGGGAGGCCGCCGAGAAACACAAGACGGATATGGCCGCGAAGGATCTCGACTATGCCATCCGCAACGCGATCACCGACGCGCACGATCCCGCCCTGGTGGCTAGCTTGGTTGATCAGGGCAAGCTCAAGCTGCTCGACGACGGCAAGGTCGCCGGACTGGATGAAGCGCTCAAGGCCATCCGGGCAGAAAAACCCTTTTTGTTCAAACCCGCAGGCAATCAGGATCCGCCCCTGAACGGCGGCAAGCCCGCGCCGGCGGGCGGCTCGGGCGGCGGCGGGGGCACGACGAAAAAGTTCAGTGAGATGAACTATACCGAACGTCTCGAGCTGAAGACGAAGAATCCCGAACTCTACAATCAATTGGCAGGAGGTAAATAAACATGCCTGGAACCTACTTGAATTACCCGTTCGACGAAGAGATCTTTCTTCAGATGTGGAACGAAGCTCCCGATCCCGTCCGCACCGCGCTGCTCGACAGCGGCGTAATGGTCAACGACAGCGCCATCGCGGGCCGGATCCAGAACGACGGCAACCTGTACACGATCCCCTTCTACAACATCCTCTCCGGCGATCCGGTGAACTACGACGGCGCCACGGATATCACAGCCGCGGAGACCACGGCGGACAGCCAGACGGGCATAGTCTACGGCCGCGCGAGGGGCTTTACCGCTCGTAACTTCGTGGCGGAACTGTCCGGCGCGGATCCCATGGGCCACATCGTCGCCTCGGTGGCGCGGTACTGGTCCAAGTACCGCCAGACCGTGCTGGTCAAGATCCTGACGGCCATCTTCGGGATCACCGGCGCGTCCGGCCTCCCGAAGAAGTGGCACGACGGTCACGTCGTGGATCTCGGCTCCAGCACCGCAACGGCCGCCACGATCGGCGCCACCGACCTCAACAACCTGGCCACGACGGCGATGGGCGACAACAAGTCCCTGTTTAAGCTGGTCATCATGCACTCCAGCGTCGCCAAGACGCTTGAGAACCTGCAGGTGCTCGAGTACTGGAAGCAGACCGACGCCAACGGCGTGCAGCGTCCCACCGCTATCGCCAGCGCCAACGGGTATACCGTGATCATCGACGACGGCGTACCGGCTGCGCCCGTGGGAGGCGCCGGGGACAACAAAGACCTGATCAAGTACACCACGTACCTGCTGGGCGAAGGCGTCATCCGTACAGCCAAGGGGCGCGTGACCGTGCCTGTGGAGAACGCCCGCGACCCCAAGACCAACGGCGGCCAGGACACGCTCTACACCCGCATGCGCGAGACCATCCACCCCAATGGGTTCAGCTTCATCGTGCCCGGCTCGGACTGGACCGAGAGCCCGACGGACGCGCAGCTGGCGGCTACGGCGGACTGGACGATCAAGTTCGACCCCAAGGCCATTCCGATGGCGGCTCTCATCACCAACGGCTAAGGGAGGCGCTCACCATGACCATGCTTGACACGCTGCAGGGCCTTCTGGGCGCCGGCGTCAATGAAACGGCGGCGCAGTTTTGCCTCGACGACTGCCAGCGGCTCGCGCTTGACTACTGCAACCTGGAGGAGCTGCCGGTAGGCCTGGAGAGCACCGTTGTACGCATGGCCGCGGATCTCTACCGGTTGCAGGGCTACGGGCAGGCCGCGGTACCCAAGGGACCGGTGACCAGCCTCAAGGAGGGCGACCAGGCCGTTTCCTATGCCGCGGACCGCGCCGGCGCGATCGCCGGCAGCGGCGCGGTGCTGCTCACTAACTACGCCGGCCGGCTGAACGAATACCGCAAGCTGAGGTGGTAAAAACGATGTTTGAGGATATGGCCGCGGTGATCGCCGCGGAGATGCACAACGACACCGTGCAGCCCCTCCAGCGCGGGGAGAAGCACAAGGGCGCGGAGGGCGGCGTCTACTACGACCCGCCCACGCCCCAGGGGGCCCCCCTCTCCTGCAATGTGCAGCCGTACAGCGCGGAGCTGGCGCAGCGGGATTACGGGCTTGAGATCATGGCCTCACAGCGCCTTTTCGCGCTGCCGGACGATCGCCTGCAGATCAACGCGCTGCTGGAGTGGCAGGGGGTATGGTACAAGATCACCGCGCTGCCCGCGCCGCGAAGCATGGCGGTGGCGCTCCTGGAGGTGGATCGCAGTGGCTGAGTTTGAGATCATCCTCAATACGGACAGCGTCAAGGCGAGCTTAGCCGGCACGATCGAGGGCTACAAAGATCGCGTCAAGCCCGGGGCGCGTACCGCCGGGCGAATCATTCAGGCGGACGCCAAACGCCGGGCGCCTTATAAAACCGGCACCCTCCGCCGCAGCATCAAGTCCCGCGTGATAGAACAGGGCGACGAGGTAGTCGTGCAGGTGGGCACCAATGTCCACTACGCCATCCACGTTGAGTACGGGCATCGTACGCGTGCGGGCACCGGCAAAAAGGCATCCCAGCTCATCAATAAAAAGGGCAAGCCCGTTGTACGGTACGTGCCGGGGGTGTTCTTCCTCCACAACGCTTTTACGGCAAAGCGGCAGGCGGCTACGGGGGCGATCGTCGCGGCGCTCCAAAAGGGGGAGTAGCGCATGCAAAACAGCAAGCCTGAGGTGGTGGCCGCGCTCGGACGCGCATTTGATCCGGAGCGGGTCTCTTTTGTTGCTCCGGACGCTGACGCGGTGCTGCCGTGCATCTCCTACATGGAGCTCAACGACGTCCCCAACAGTGACGCCGACGACGAGGAGTACACCACGCTTGAGGAGTACGCCGTCGACGTTTGGGGCGAGACCTCCGAAGACGTTACGCCGATCGCCGGCGCGGTCGATGATGAGATGGTGGCGCTCGGGTTCCGCCGCACTCACTGTACCGACGTTCCCAGGGCAGACCTGGACGACGTCTACCACAAAAACATGATCTACGAAAGGGTGATATAACGATGGCTAAGCAGGGCATCAAGGGGTTCTCCGCGCTGCGGATGTGGCCGGTGACCACCAACACGACCGCTGCGTACGCGGTCGGAACCAGGACGGACATTCCCTCGGCGGTATCCGCGAGCATGGACCGGCAGACGGAGAATTACAGTATCCCCGCCGATGACGGCATCTACGACAGCGGCGCGGAATTCACTGGGGAGAACATCGAGATCGTCGTACGTGAGCTGGCGCTCGATTTGATGTCGGCACTGGACGGTGCAGACTATGACGACGACAACATGGTGTACAGCTGGGGCCCGGATGCGATCGCGCCTGAGATCGCGATCGGCTTCCGCGCGCTGCGTCGGGATGGTACGTACCGCATGGTCAGGTACTGGTCTTGCCGCGTAACCAGCATCAAGATCGACTACCAGACCAAGGGCTCCAACAATGAGGGCAGCACCTACACCATTTCGCTGGCGGCCGCTACCCGCATGATCGACAACAAGCTGTACGACGTCAAGGACACAGAGGTCCTTGAGGACCTTGCGTGGCTGAACGCCACCGTCGCGCTGCCTGGCGGCGAGGGCTAAAAACAACACGGCGGGAGGCAAACCCTCCCGCCTATCTTTTAGGAGGGGCATATGGCATCGTTATTTCGCAAATCCCTGCGCACCACCGCTGAGGTGCGCGGTTACAAGCTCCAGCGCCTGCCGCTGGAGGGTTATCTCAACGCCACGGACAAGCTCAAGGATCTGCCCGGCGGGCTGCTGCAGGCTTGCTTCCCCGGCGCGACGCTCTCGGGCATCCTGGACGAGCTTAAGCAGGTCGACGAGCAGACGCTAGTCAAACTCGCCGGCAGCGCCATGACAGTGGCGCCGCAGTACGTGATCAAGCTCGTGGCGGAGCTGACGGGCATCCCGGAGGAGCAGCTGCTGCACGATCAGCAGATCGGGCTGGACGGTCTGGCCGAGATCGTGGAGGCCTTCTGGGAGCTCAACGGCCTGGGAAATTTTATGGCAGCGGTCAAGAGGCTGGGGCCGGAGATCAAGAGTATTGGCTCCAGGACTTGATCGCGATGGGGGTTAAGCTTGGCATTAGCAAAGGCGAGCTGATGCAGGAGTACTACTTCGATGAGATCCCGCTGATCTTTGAACGGTACAGTGCACTTTTTGGTGAAAAGTCGCAGGAAAAAGATGCGTACGCTGACGATTTGTGGTAGAATGATGCCATAAATCGTCAGGGGGAAATGTAGCATGGCGACATGCAGGGGTTGCCAGCAAAAAGGATTATTTTTAAGACTTAATAGCAATGGATATTGCTCGAAGTGCGAGCAGGAGATTTCCGATGCCATTCGCGATGGTGCCAATGCTTGCAGGACCGTCATAGATGCTTTTAAGCGGACAGATGACGAAGAATTACTACGTCGCAAATGTGAAACCGCAATAAGATCTTTAGATGCCGCAAACGCCAAACTGCAAGCTTTGAAATGGGATACGTCGGATATTCCAGGACTGCGTAAATCTATCGAGGATTTACAAGCACAAATTAAGCCTAAGGCGCCCCCAAATAATAAATCCGTTGGTATCGGCACCGACGCCCCCCTCATTTCTGACAAAATTGTTGACGCTGATCTGGAGGTGCTAAGACGCCTTAATAAAACAGAGGTAAGCATACAACACGACGGAGATATTGTCGCGCAATACGCCGGCGGAAACGTCAAGGCCTGCGCAGAAAAACTGTTAAAGCATGAGTTGCTTTCTATCCAAAAAGGCTACAATGCTCTTGATTACTATTCAGTTTCCGATCTAAAAACGGTGCTGAAAAAAGCAGGGCAAAAGGTTTCGGGGAAAAAGCAAGAATTAATCGAGCGAATTAGGGAGACATGTGAACCCGGGATTTTAGATCAAACAATAGGCGACGTTCAATTGTATGCTGTAACGGTGGAGGGGCGAAAAGTTTTAGACGAATATGCTATCCGCATAGAAGTCGAGTTCAATGCTTTACTCGATGAGATGACAGGATTAAATTCTTTACAGCGGTTTCAAGATGCTCATAAGCTGATGGCTGCTTATGAAGCACGAAAGCCATTGGCCAGAGGGTTGGGGGTAAATTGGAACTCCGAAGTGCAACAAGGAGTGAGCACACCAGCATTAAAGAGTTATGAATCGTTTTTTAATGCCCATGCGGAACCTGCTTTAGTTAAGGGATGCTTAATTAGCTGCCATATGCTGGATATGCCGTATACAAAAGCCCGAAATAAGCTTGAGCGCCGCCTCAATGGAACGGGCTACGACTTGAGCTGTTGCACAGATGAATATATAGGTGCTTGCATGACCGAAATGCACAGCTACGAAGATATTGAGGACTATAAGGAGGGAGGGATTTCCAAATACGAGATTTTGACAACGAGGGATGAATCAACTTGTCCGGCGTGCAAAAAGCACGTGGGTAAAAAATACAAAGTTTCGGAAGCGAAGGTTGGGGTCAATTTACCGCCTTTTTGCGACCATTGCCGCTGTACTACAGTTGCATATTTTTCTAAGAAGCAGGAAGCTGAGTGGGAGAGAACAGATAAGGAGAGAATGGACCGATGAAAAAGCTGCTTGTGGCCCTTCTGGTGGTTTTAATGCTTGCTGGCTGCGCGGCGCCGGCGGCGAAGCCCGTTGCGACGATGGGCGCTGCTACGCCGACGCCCACCCCTATTCCTGCGCCGACACCTACTCCAGCACCTACACCCATTCCCGATGCCGATTTTCGGAATATAACGTGGGGAATGTCTCGCAACGAAGTAATAACAAGTGAGGGAAAAGAGCCTTCTCGTGTGGGATCTGACGGAGATTATTATGATGGGCTTGAGATCATGGGATTTCCTGTAACCCTTGGGTATACTTATAATGGCGATAAAGTTAGTTCTGGCGTTTATTTTTTTGATCAACAGCACACCAACAAAACTGACTATGTAGACGATTATAAAAACATTAAAGAGGCTTTGGTCTCCAAGTATGGGCAACCGGCAGAGGATAATGAAATCTGGAAAGATGATTTGTATAAGGATTCCCCAGGTGATTATGGTATGGCGGTATCTGCCGGGCACCTTGCTTATTATACTAAATGGAATACAGCAACTACAGAAATAATTGCCTTGTTAAGTGGGGATAATTTTAACATAAGTCTTTTTATACGCTACAAAGACAATAAAGCCCCAGATGTTACTCCCGACGCGTCGGGGCTTTAGAAAAAATCATTCACATTAAAAGCGCCCGGCTATGGGCGTTTTTCTTATGCCCTTAGGAGGTGCGTTTATGGCTGATCAGGTAGTTGACAATCTCGTGCTGGAGCTACGTATCCGCATGACCGCCTTGGAGCAAGGCCTTGCTGCGGCGGGGCAGCGCCTTGACGAATTTACGACCAAAACAAAAAACGATGCTAAACAGCAATCCGATGCAGTAAAAAACTCCTCGCAGGATCAGGCAGCGTCCTATGCTATGGCATCAGCAGCAGCGACAGCCGCTTTCGCAGCGATCGTACGCGCCATAAAGTCCGGCATCGACGCGGCGAACCAGTATACATCCGCGCTTACCGGCCTTCGCAGCGTTACCGAGGGCACTGGGCAGGACTTCGGGACGATGCAGCAGGCGCTCAGTAGTCTGACCGCTGACGGGCTCATCCCTGTATCCGACGCCGCGACTGCATTCAAGAATCTTCTCTCCCGCGGTTTTGATACCCGGCAGGCGGTCGATATGCTGAACCGCTTGAAGGATTCAGCCGCTTTCGGTCGGCAGGCGTCCCTTTCGATGGGCGAGGCGGTCCGCAGCGCAACGGAAGGTCTAAAAAACGAGAACAGCATCCTTGTTGACAACGCGGGCGTGACGAAAAACGTGTCAGTCATGTGGAAAGAGTACGCCCAGCAAATTGGCAAGGGCGTTGATTCGCTCACCATTGCCGAGAAACGGCAAGCCGAATATAACGGCATCATGAAGGAAACCCGCTTCCAGGTGGGCGACGCCGCAAAGTATGCAGCTACGTTTGCTGGTACGCAGGCGGAATTAAGTGCCGCGACGCTCAAAGCAGAACAAGCTTTTGGCTCTGCTATGCAAAATGGGCTCCGTCCGTTTTTAGGCTTACTGACGCCGGTAGTCGAGGAAATCACCAAATTTGTACAACAAAATCCTGCGCTTGCTGCGGCGCTGACGGCCGGAACGGTCGCTTTTGCAGGAATTACGATTGTGGTCAATGGGTATCGCACGGCGATGGCCATGGCGGCAAAAGCTAATATCGAGTTTACGGCATCCCTGGGCGTTATCGGTATTATTGCTGGGGTGGCTGCGGCGCTCGCAGGTTTAGCTGCGGCCTCGGAGAACGCGGCGCAAAGTGCTACTAATTACACCCAGACTCTTCGGGATAGCATCAGCGCCGCGCAGCAAGAACAGGCCGCGATTCGAGATTATCAAGCTCTTTTGCAAAAAGGCACTGCGACCACAGACGAACTTGCCGCCGCCCGGCAGAAAATCGCGGATCAATCTCCCGAATTGGTAACCGGATATGATAACGAGGGCAACGCTATTGTCGCCGGTAATGCAAAGATTCAGGAGCAGATTGATCTTGTTGACGAGCAAATTAAGGCAAAGAAAGAGCTTCTGCTACTTTCAGCGGATCAGACGCTCAGGGAAAACGCTGAAAAAGAAGAGCAAGCCGTCCAGGGGATCAGCGCGGCAATTAAGCGGCGGCAGGATCTGCAGAAAGAACAGGCCGAAAACGAAAAACGCCTCGCATCCGGGGATATAAGCGGAGACCTCAATGGCCGCAGCGCGGAGGGAATCGAGCTGCGAAATCTGCAAATTCAGCAGGAGATTGCAGAGGCCTTAGAAGATGAAATTACGGCCAGAAAAACACTCGCAGGGCTTCAATCTAGCGACGCGCAAACCCGTACCATTCAATATGAAGCGGAAGTCCAGTCTCTCGGCACGCTGACCGCCGCTCAACAGTACTTGGTCAACCTCGAAATGCAAAGGGCACAGCAATATGGTTATACAGCTGAACAGTTCCGCGCCTATGTCGAGGAAGCGATTACGAACACCGATCGCTTGAAAGCCGCCCAAGAACTACTGAACCAAGCGACGGCGGACGGCTCCGAGGCTGTCAAGCAATGGGCCGATCAAGAGAAAGCGCTGGATAAAATCCAGAAGTCCAACACGGCCGTGACGGAAGCAAAGAAAATCAAGCAATATGCCGATACCGTCAAGGAAGGAAAAAAGGGTACCAAAGAATATAACGAGGCGTTGGCGGGTCTGGCCAAGGAATTCCACACCACAAAGGGAGCCATCGAGGGCAATATCACTGCATATTCCCAGCTGGCGGATCAGGGTCTGACGGAAGCGCTCAACGCTCAGGAGCTGCTGCGCGTTTCTCTGATTAAAACGATCGAAAGCCTAAAGCAGACGGGTCTGGCAGGAGAGGCGGCCGCCGCTCAGCTGGCTCCGTTGCTTAAGCTGCTGGGTCAACCTGGGGTTGAGTTTAAGAGCGGCGGCGGCTCCGCCCGTAAAAAGCCCTGGGAGGAAGAGCTGGACATGATCGACCGCGTGAAGGACGCGGAAGGGGAGTACGCCCAGGTCTATCTCGATCACATCGACGAGCTGCTCCAAAACGAGAAGCTGTCCTCCAAAGAACGCCAGCGTCTGGAAAAGGAACGCGAGTATGCCCAGCTGCAGGTCAACAACGAGCTGGAGGACGCGAATATCGCGTACCTGCAGCGCCTCCTGCAGCGGGAAAAACTGACGGCCGATCAGCGTCTGGATATTGAAAAACGCCTGTACGAAGCCCGCAAGAGCATGATGGAGCAGTATGACGACTTCGCCGACGCGATCACCAGCGCTATCACGGCCAGCGTGGAAGAACAGCGGGACGCGGAGCTGTCGGCCATCCAGGACAGCATCAGCACGGTGAACGCCTGGGAGCAGGCGCAGACCGACGCCGTCCGCGCCGCGGCCGACGAGCGGATCGACGCCATCAACGACCAGATCGCCGCGCTGGACGCCCTGTACAAGGCGCAGACCCGCGCCGATCAGGACGCCACGGACGCCGACAAGATGCAGCGCCTGCAGCAGCAGCTCGCCTACGAGAAGGATGAGCAGAACCGCCAGAAGCTGACTGAGCAGATCGCCGCGCTGGAGGAGAGTATATCCAAGCGGCACGCCCAGGAGCAGCTGGAGGATCAGAAACAGGCCCTCAAGGATCAGCAGGACGCCATCCGGGACGGCGCCGACGCGCAGATCAAGACTATCGAGGCGCAGGCCAAGGCCGAGACCGACGCCCTCAACGCCCGGCTCAAAGCCGCGCAGGATTACTGGGCGGCGCGGCTCACCGCCGAGAGCATCCAGCAGCAGGCGCTTGCATTTCTCAACGAAAAGACGCAAGCCGATATCATCGCGCTGCTGGAGAAGTACGCGCCGGAGTATCTGGAGAAGGGCAAGCTGCTGGGCTCTCAGCTGTACGGCGGGTTGAAGCCCAAGATCGACGCCATCCTGGACGAGATCGCCCGGATGCGCACCGAAGCACAAAAGCCCATCACCGTGACCACGGTGCACCGCGACGTATACGAAAGCGCCGGCGGCACATCAGGCAAAACAAGCGCCACCGCCGGGGTGAGCGATATCGCCAGCAGGATCGCCGCTTTCGCCGCGGCGCCTGACGCTGCGATCACCGGCATGTACACCCGGGCGCAGCGGGCCATGGACAACTGGGCGTACAACAACGTCCGTCCGGCCGCCATGGCCGCCCAGGCCGCAGTCGCTGCCGGCAGCGGAACCCGGCGGGATACCGGCGCCAAGCTCGTGAAAGTCGAGCAGACTGTGGTGCTGCAGCAGCCCGTGCCGTCGCCATACCAAACCGCCAAGGCGCTGCGGCGTGAATCGGAGAAGCTCGCCAAGCTGATCTAAGGGAGGGATGCAGGTGCGCAGGCTCAAATTTATCTCCTCGCGCGGCGAGGCGGATTTTACGCTCGACAGACCGACGCCTTTTGTGTTCGAGGATCTCCGGGGCAGTGGCAAGCCGGAGATCCTCATTTTATCGTCGCAATCCTCCGCCCAGGACGGCGAGACGCTGGACGGAGCTTTTTACGAGCCCCGGGAGATGGATTTCTCCGGGTACGTCTACGGCGAGGACCAGTACACGATGTACCAGCGGCTGCAGCAGCTCAACGCCGTGATCGGCAGCAAGGAGCCTTTGCGCATCGAATACACCAACGACTACGGCAGCTACTGGATCGCCGGCGTCGTTACCGACCCGCTGGACGAGGACGCCCGCATGCAGATCAACGGCCACTACAAGCCGGTCAGCCTGACGATCCACTGCCCCGATCCCGTCTGGCGCGCGATCGTGGCCACCAACGAGGCGGCGATCGCCTACCGCACCGGGCGCTTTCAGTTCCCCTTCACAATCCGCCGCCCGGGCGTTACGTTCGGGCGCGGGGGGTACCGGGCGACGGTCGTCAACCTGGGCGACGTGACGACGGGCTTCGAGGTATGGATCACCGGCCCCGCGGTGCTGCCAAAGATCACCAACCTGACCACCGGCCGGTATATGGCCTTTAACCGCGCCCTGCAGGTCTACGAGACGATCTATGTCAATACCAACACCCTGGCCAAGACGGTGGAGCTCATCAACGGGCTTACCGGGGAGCGAGCCAAGGCGCTGGATATCCTCAAGGACGTGGACCTGACTGGCTGGGAGTTCTGGCAGCTGCAGCCCGGCGCCAACGATGTCGCGTATGACAGCGGCGCGGATGATATCGCGACGGCCACCGTCACGCTGCGGTGGGCGAGTGCCTTTGCGGGGGTGTGAGCCATGTATGAGCTTTACCGGCCGCGTCCCACCAACCGCGATATATGGGTGTACGACCTGCCGTCTTTTGAGCAGGTGGGCTTGATCAGCGAGTACACCAGCCTCGCCATGGAGCGGCAGCATACCGGCATCGGCCGTTTTAGCCTGGCGCTGCCTGTACGGGCCGTAGACGCGGGCAAGCTGCAGGAGGGGCGGATCATCTGTCTGGGGCAGTCCGACGCCAGGGCGGGGCTCGTACAAAGCGTGGACACCTCTCGCGACCGCGGTCCCAAATACGTTACGGTCGAGGGGCGCATGCTCAAGGGCCTTGTGCACCGGCGCGTCATCGTGCCGCCCACGGCGACTGAGGACCCCGCGGCGCTCGGCTGGGACCGCGTCGCCGGCACCGCCGAAGAAGTATACCGGCATTACGTTGACAGGCACATCGTCAGTCCCACTGACGCCAATCGGGCGCTGCAGGGCGTCGTACTCGATGATCTCGCGGTCCCTCCCCGCGGGATCACGACGCCCTGGCAGTGCCAACACGACGAGCGCCTGGAGGACGTCCTGCCGGCGATCGGTAAGTGGACGGATATGGGCTGGGACATGCGCCTGGACGTCCGCAACAAACGGATCGTTTTCGTGGCGGTCCCCGGCCGGGATCTCACGCAGGGCAACGCCGAGGGCAACAGCCCGGTGGCGTTTTCAGAGGGCTTCGGCAACATCATCGTGAGCCGGTACCTTTGGGATAAGAGCGAGTTTGTCAACGCCCCGTACCTGGGCGGCGCGGGGGAGGACGAGAACCAATTGGTGCTTACCGCCTACGTGAACGACGCCGGGCAGCAGCTGACGGACCCTATCGCCGGCTGGGACCGGCGGGAGGGCTGGATCAGCGTCGGCAACGAGGACGACCCCGCCGCGCTGATCTCGTCCGGGCTGCAAAAGCTGCGGGACGGATGGAAGTACATCCGCGGCCTGGAGGCCACGGTGACGCCCGGAGGCTCGTTTGTCTACTGCGTGGACTGGGACGTCGGGGACAAGGTCACGGCCATCGTGGACGTCCTGGGCGGCCGCCTGCGTCTTGATGCGCGCGTCATGGCGGCCCGGGAGGTCTACGAGCGCAGCGGCTCCACCGTGGAGGTCACGCTGGGCAGCAGCGCCCTGGAGCTTAAAGACCGGATCATTGAACTGCAGAAAAGGATGTGAGGGCATGTGATACAGGAGAAAAGCGGATTTTGGGACAGTATCGATCCGACGCCGGGCAGCGCCGGCGACGAGCGCGTCTATGTCGCCAGCGACATAACGATCCCGTTTGAACACCTGGTAACCAACGGTGTGCAGGAGGGAGGCACAAAGCTCAAGGTCAGTCCGGGCAGCTATGACTACTCCACCCAGATCGCCCCAGGGCTGGCCTGGATCAAGGGGCGGTGGTACCTGCTCGCGGACGACGGTACCGGCGGCGCCGCGGTCCGGACGCTGCTGCATGACGCGCCGATCCAGTACAACCGCATCGATCGGGTGGTGCTGCGGTACGACGCCAACTATACGCTCTCCGGGCGCAAAATCGCAGCGGCCGTCGTCAAGGGCACGGAGGCCGCATCACCTTCCGCGCCTGCGCTCACTCGCACGGAGGAGGTCTACGAGATATCTCTCGCGCGGGTGCTCATCAAACCGGGGCAGCCGGCGATCCTCGTCGGCGACATCACCGACGAGCGGTTCGACGGCGGCGTCTGCGGCGTAGCGGAATTTGCCCCCCAGCCCGACCTGCAGCCGCGCATCGACGAGATCATCGCCGATCTGCAGGAGTACATCGACGCCATCATCGCCAGCGGCGGCCTGGCGGCAAGCCAAGTCAACACCACGGCCCCCTCCGGGCAGGCGGCGTGGACCACGGCGCAGCTGTACCTTGCGGGGCTCAAGGCGCTGGTAGACGCCAAGGCGCAGGCCAGTGATGTGACGGCGCTGCAGAACATCAATACGGTGCTTACCACAGCCGGCACGGCTCCATCCTACACGGTGGCAGATGCCTCTATCACCGGCTATACCGCAGGCTTACGGCGCACCGTGAAATTTCACGCGGACGGCGCGGCCGTGACGCTCAACTTCAATTCGTTGGGTGCGAAAAGCCTATATAGTTCCACCGGAAAGGCGGCCAACGTCAAGGCCGGGCAGATTGCTACGGTGTACTACGACGGTGCAAATTTTTTTACTGTTAGCGCTGGCGGTTCGGCAGAATTTATAACCGAACTGATTACAGCCAGCGGAACATGGAACCGGCCGGATGGCGTCACATCTATATTTGTGCGCGTGATCGGCGGTGGCGCTGGTGGTAGTGTCGGAGGATCTAATTATGGTGGGGGTGGCGGCGGTAGCGGTTACATGGCCTATATGCCGAGCCTGATTGATGTAAGCGCTATTTCATCTGTAGCCGTTACAATCGGTGCGGGCGGTTCAGTTGGATCGGCTGGAGGCGTTACGTCTTTCGGCTCCTACATTTCCGCGTCTGGTGGTTCTGCCGGTATCTCTCTTGGCAACGGGGGCAATGGAGGGTCTGGGGGTGGCGGTGGTGGTGGGCAAGCCAGCTATCCAGGAGGAAACGGGTCATACGGCGGTGGCGGCGGTGGCGGTGGAATTATGTCATCCGCCAGTGGCGGCAGCGGTGGGAATGGTGGGACCTATGGCGGCGGCGGCGGCGGTGGCGCACCTAGTAGTAGTGGCGGCAGTGGCGCGGGTGGCGGAACCGGAGGAACTTATGGCGGTAGAGGCGGATCCACATGGAATACCACTACTGCATTAGCAGGAACAAATACAACAAGTTTAGGCTTTGAGTTCTCTGGTTCTGGTGCTGCTGGAGTTGGTCCTTATGTAAGCGGTGCGGGCGGCGGCGGCTACGGTGGAGTTGGCGGTAACAGCACGAATGCCTATTCCTCCGGGGGCGCGGGCGGCGGCGGTTTCGGCGGTACTGGTGGTGTAGGGGGCGTAGGAAATGGAGCCTCCTCCGCTGCTGGCGGCGGTGGCGGTGGCGGGTATGGTGGTGCTGGAAAAAACGGAATGAACACCAGCGGCAGTGTCTATGGCGGCGGCGGAGGCGGCGGCGGTTATGGCCCGTCGAACTGTGGGGCCGGCGGGAACGGTGGTAGTTCTGGCGGCTCCCAGGCCGCGACAGCGGGCACAAGCGGCGTTTGCGTGATCCAGTACATCAAGGCAGCATAGGAGGATGACGTATGAAAATCATGCAAATCTTTAACGGCCTCTGCCACTGGGACGCGACCGCAAAGCATCCTACGCTCGAATCTACAGAGGGCCTTTACGCGCCGGATATCCAGTTCGTGGAGGCCCCGGACTATGTGCGCGAGGGCTGGGGATTCGAGCCGACCGCCGAGGGTGACGCGCGCTTTATCGAGCCAACGCCGCCTGAAGGATGGGGGTATGACCGGGAAACCGGTACGTTTTATCTACTGGAGGTGATCACTTGAACATCCGAGAACTGAACGAGCGCATGCTCAAAGATTATAATGCCGCCGGCATCACCGCCGACGGCATTATTGTTGATCTCTTCGACACCGGCTGCCCACCGCTCGGCCCGCTTAAAGGCCGGGTCAAGGCGGGCACGCCGGACGGCCTGACGGCCACCGCTGACCATGGGCGCAGCGTGGCGTCGATCCTGGCGCAGGTGCCGGGCCTTGAGGTCTGCTCCTACAGGGTATTGCCGAATGGCGTCAATGACCCCACCGGTCCGATCATCGACTGGCTGGAGAAGCTGCTGCCCATCGTCAAGGCCGATACCACACATCAGCATATCGTCAACATGTCGCTTTCGGGCCTTGGCAACCTGGCTGACCCGGAGATAAAGCGAATGCAGGCGGCGATTGATGCGCTGGTTGCCTACAACGTCCCCGTGGTGGTGGCAGCGGGCAATGATGGTCACGAGACGCCCAACCTGTACCCGGGCGGCTTCGAGAGCCCGATCACAGCCGCGGCGCTGACCGAAGATGCCCGGCATGCTGATTTCTCCACGCTCCACAACGAGGTGGACTTCGCGGAACTGGGCGCCGGCGTTATGGTACTCAACCCCACCACGCTGGGTTATCACACCTCGGTGAGTGGGACGAGCTTTGCGTGCCCGATCGTGGTATGCAAGATCGCGCTGCTCATGGCCGCCTACAAAAAGCACATCGGTAAGTGGCCCACCGAGCCGTGGGTGTATACACAACTCAAGCTCATGACGCTGGACCTTGGCGACGGCGGCCGTGATCCGCTGTACGGCTGGGGATGGGTGGATATCAAGACGCCGGCGGCGGTGGAGCTGCCGGGAAAGGAGGAACCGATCGTGACAAGGCGCACGCTGCGCAAGGGTATGACAGGCGACGATGTCCGGGAGCTGCAAACTCTGCTGCTCAAACACGGCTTTGACCCGCAGGGCACCGACGGGGATTTCGGCACCAAGACGGAGGCAGCCGTCAAAGCGTTCCAGGAGGCCCTCGGCCTCACCGTCGACGGCATCGTCGGCCCCAAGACCTGGGCCGCGCTGGATGCATCCACGGTCGCGCCTGCGCCGCCCTCCGCGCCCGGGAGCACCGGCAGGGACAAGCTGGTCGCCGCCGTGCTGGCCAACGCCGCGGCACTGTTGGGGACCAGCTACAGCCAGGACTACCGCAACAACATCTGGCCGGGCGGCAAGATGGATTGCAGCAGCTATACCGCTGCGATCTGGGGCGCCGCCGGGTACCCGCTGCTGACGGCCGCCGGCGACGAGCTGCGCACGTCCTACCGCGAGGTAGACGCCGCCGGCTTTGACCTGGTCTGGCCGGCCAGCCGGGCGCTGATCGGCAAGCTGCCCAGCCCCAGGGGGCTGCTGCAAAGCTATGGCGCGCAGGCCGGAGACATCGTATTTTGGTGCTTTAACAGCGCCACGACACGCCCGGGCAAGATTACCCACGTCGGCAGCATCGACGTGGGCGGGAAGAACATCATCCATATCGCCAACAACACCGACAAGTGCTGCCGCAAGCCCTTGGACTACGGCGACGGCAAGGTGTGCGCGATCATCCGGCTCCGGGAGGACTTCGCGCTGCCGGCGCTGCCCGACGTCGCGCAGACGGCCGAGGGCACCGTGCGGGCTGACGAGTGGGTCGTGCGCGCTCTGCAGGTCGCGCTCAATCTCAGGCGCGGCACCAAGCTCACGGCGGACGGCATCCCCGGCAGCAAGACCGCCGCAGCTGTGGCGGCCGTCAACAAGGAGATCGGCGTGACCGGCTCCATCTGTACCACGGCCACCTGGGCGGCGCTGGGCTTTGCCAACAACAGCCAGACCACCGTACCGGCGCCGGAAGAGCCCCGGGGCGAGACGTACATCTACACCGGCGCCAACTACGTCAACATCCGGAGCGGCCCCGGCACCGAGTACGACAAGATCAGCAAGCTTAATGCCGGCGAGCAGTGCACCCTGTACGAGGTGCAGGCGGGCTGGGCGCGGATCGAGAAGGAAGGCATCACGGGGTGGTGCATCTCAAATCTGCTGCGTAAGGCGCAGGCCTAAAAATACATGCAAAGGATGGTACAGGGATGGAAAATACATTTGCGTGGCTGAAAACTGCCATTGCGGCGATCGGAGGGGTGCTTGTGTGGCTTTGGGGCCCGTGGGATACGCTGATCGCCGTGCTGCTGGCGTTTGTGGTGCTGGACTACCTCATGGGCGTTATCAACGCCATTTGCAAGCAAACGCTCTCAAGCGCGGTGGGCTTCAAGGGCCTGCTGAAGAAGGTCGCCATTTTTGTTTTGGTGGGCCTGGCCGCACTGCTTGACCGGGTGGCGCCTACCAACGGCGCGATCCGCGCGGCGGTCTGCCTATTCTATATCGCCAACGAGGGCATCAGCATATTGGAGAACGCCGGCGCGCTCGGGCTGCCGCTGCCGGACAAGCTAAAGGACACTTTGGCACAACTCAAAGACAAGAGCCAGTAAAGCAAAGCCCCGCTGCCCTGATGGGTGGCGGGGCTTTTTTTTGTATAACGTGTTATTCTATGAAAATTTTTCTCAAAATGCAAGAGTTTTTTTGTTGCATTTCAGAATTCTTCGGATATAATAATAGTACCAGCAAATCAGCTGGTGGCCAGATTTTCGACGGGGCTATTTGATCTTCGGATCCATAGCTCCTTATTTTTAGCCGTTGGGGGAGTAGCTAAAGATGTTACGTACAATGGTTTTTATTGATTACTTAAATTTCGACATTGCTCTTAAAGATCTTTTCACGAAATATAAGGAACCTTTTCCGAGACTAGACTATGCAAAACTGGCAGCCAAATTAACGAAAGAGATCCCTAATTCGATTTTGACAAAAACATATCTCTGCTACCCTGAGCCGGATGATTTCTTAAAGGGGGATACATACTGGGCGGGCTTTGAACGTTCGATGTCAGGATGGCAAAATGTACCCTTTTTAGATGTCATAAAGGGCAGATATGTTTCTCGTGATGCGCCTGGGGCAAAGCGAGATATCGCTGACCCACTTTCTTATGTCAAACAAGAGAAGGGCACCGACATTAATATTGCGACACATATGCTAACGAAAGCTTTTAATAATTCGCTGGATGCGGTTATTCTATTGAGCGCAGATACGGATTATTCCTCTACGCTGGAAGTACTGCGAACAATAGGTAAGCTATCGCTCGTTGCCGTTATGGATGGGCAAACTTCAAAGCTATGTTCAATAGCCGATAAGCAATATATTATGAAAAAAGAATATTTTAAGGATTGCTTACGATAGAAGGCTCCCTCCCGCGCGCGGGAGGGACTCTTTTATTTTTGGGGGATACATCTGATGAACAGGGCCGATACTTACTTCGTTCGCTCGCGGCCTTCTTCATCTGTGGGCGAACCCCCCTTTACCCCTTCGGTTCAAGACGGAGGGGATTTTCATTTTTGGCATTGCCCATTTTGTCTTTTACCGCGGCCCAAATAAAAGCATTTACGCTTGTTCCCGCCTGGGCTGCGGCCTCCGCTATTGTGGCCTTCTCGCCCTTGGGCACCGTCAATTCTATGCGATCATACGCCTTTTCGTTATACTTTCGATTCGCCTTTGTCCTGGCTGTTGGCATATCCTCACCTCCGCTTATATAGTGCCATAACGTTATTACATAATACAATACCGTAAGTACAAAATATTTTGGCAAACCCTATTGAACATGTACTAACGTTATGGTATATTTACGTCAGGATACAATTACGTTAGTACATGGAGGGCGCGACAATGACAAAGGCTTATATTTTAAACATGGCAAACCGCGAACTTTTAAGGATGATCGAGAACGAAGAAAACCATCTGAGAGAATACCCGGAAAACACAATTTCAAAAGGCAGGCTCGAAAGGTACTACGCAGAAGAAAGAGAGCTCCATGAAATGATCCTTGAGGCGGAGAAAACAGGAGCGACAGCGTAGCAACGACGCCGAGCGGGGGCGGCCAATCCCCCGCAGAAAGGATAAAGCCGTGAAAATCAGCGAAATGAATGTCAGGCAGAAGAAAGCTTTTAAGAACATCTATTATGCAGCCAGAAATCATATTGGGGGGCTTGAAAACGGCACCTACGACAACCCGGAAGGAAGCCAGGCATACAACGATTACTTGACTGCATTGAACGATCACGCGGGGCTGGTAGCGGAAATCTACCACATGGCCACCACGGATATCTACGACGAGGGTTTTGTTTCTTTCGGAAAGGGCGCCGAGGCCTACATGCGAGACATCCGGTTTTGTGGTCGGGATTGGCTGATGGAGCCGATTAAAACTCAGGTCAAGAAACTGGGTTACTGATCGCAGAGTGACGGGGCGGCTGCCCCGGTAATGCGGCAGGCCGGTCACAAGCCCGGCGGAAAGGGATAGGTTATGATAAAGAGTTTTGCAACGCTCAAGGTCGGGGATAGACTGCATTACGGCTTTACCAACGAGGTAGTCAAGGTTGTGGCAATAGCGCAAGGCCGCGTATTCATTTGCTTTGAGGACGGGACGATGTTAACCCCCAGAGTAGATACAACCCTCGATTCGTGGCTTCGCGCATTTTCACTACTAAGCAACCCCGCCTGACGATGGCCTGCCGGGCACAGGCCGAAACGCCCTCTCCGGGCGTCGCGGGAACCCGTCGGCCCAGGGGATCACATGCCGCCCCTTTTCAATAAACTGAATATTTTGGCCTGCCCTGCCCGCCATGCTCCCCGTGGCGCGTGCGGGCGTACAAATCACTTGTACGGCTCGAATGCCGGGCCCTGCCGCTCGTCAACCATAATGTTTATCGGCCGCATCGGCGTAGGGTTTCCCTCTGTATCACAAAAATAATAGTAGATCACACGCTGCGCGAATACAGGATGCTCGGGATACATCGAGACCAAGGCGGCAAAGGCATCAATAACACTTTCGCAGTCAGTGGTAATCGTAGAAATCGGCGTGCAATAGCAACGGCCGCTGCGTCCGCCACGGCGTAAAGCCTGCATACTGCGACCTAAATCGCAAAAATTCGACGCAATCATGCGATATACGTATTTTTGCACCACCTCGTATACAGTTTATCGGCATGATTTTGGGACAAGCGTTGTTCTATATACGATCCTGCCCTCCGCGCGCCCCGTGGTGCAGGCGGGGAAAATGCGCAGAAAACTCTCATGCTGCGCCGTCAGCTGCAGGACGGGCGGCTGCAATAGGGTTCACACACTCGTCGGCTGGTACTGTATATCCTCCATCGCATAACGCAGCACATCGAGATCGCCCTTCAGCCACGCCCGCCTGGCCGCCCGCGGGAGGATCACCGGCATGCGGCGAGTTGGCACTTAGCTACTGACATGCCCGTGAAGCGTTTGCGAAGCCGCTGCGGTGTACGCTACGCCGCCTTCTTCGTCACCGTCAGAGTAAATTCCCATTGTGCTTTATTCCCGGCATACCGGCCCTTGTCCTCGGTAACAGTAGCGGTTTGTTTGATGGTATTCTTCCCGGCCTTCAAGTCACCCACCGCGAGCTTAAACTCACAGGAGCCGGTATCCGGGGTTTTGTCCTTCTCTTGCGCGGTACATATTACCGTGAGCGTGCCATCCGCAGCAACTGTGACCGTGACGGCTTTGCCCTTCTTCAATGCGGTATCGCCTATCGCGCCCCAGGTGGCCCAACTGTTACCCACATGGTCGTTACTGAGCATCTTGGCGGTGTAGGATACGGTGATCTTGTACTGTGATGGGGCAGCGGTGGCTGCGAGTGGGAGGCATACGACGATGGCGAGCACCAGAAGCGTGGATATGACTTTTTTCAT